CTACTCCTAATAATGGATAATAAATCATTAAGTTAGAAAATTAAGGGGACTATATGTCCTCTTTTTTTTTGCATTTAACACAAAATATAGTTTTTTTTTCGATATATAAGTATGAAGAAACTTACTACAAGTGCATCTGCTCAGACTATTAAGATAATTCCTAGAAGTTATGTGACTTCTTCTACTACTTTAAAAGTAAGAGACGATTCATTGAATGAAGAATTTAGTTTTACAGTAACTCCATCAGTAGATGGAAACTATCTAAGTATTTCTAATGAATATACAGATTCAGGAAATTCAATATTAAAAGAAGGTAGAACTTATGACATAGAGTTATTAGATACATCTTCTAACATAATATATAAAGACAAAGTATTTTGCACAGACCAAACTATAGATCAATCAAGTAATGACTATTATTCAATAAATAATGGTGAATATACTTTTGATTCTACAGCAGGTTCTCACGATAACGATTACATAATAATATGAACGATTTAAGAATAGTAAATTTAAGCACTTACACAAGTCCTAAAATAAAAGAAGTTAGCAATAGAGATTGGATTTCTTATGGAGAGGACAACAACTACTTTCAATATCTAATTGACAGATATAATGGAAGTCCAACTAACAATGCCATAATAAACGCTGTATCTTCTATGATATATGGTAAAGGATTAGATGCTACTAATTCTAATAAAAAACCAGATCAATATGCACAAATGGTTTCATTATTTGACAATGATAGTGTAAGAAGATTAGCATATGACTTAAAACTTATGGGACAATGTGCAATACAGGTAATATACTCTAAGGATAGAACTAAGATTGCACAGATAGAGCATATGCCTGTAGAAACACTTAGAGCAGAGAAGTGTAATGAGAAAGGAGATATAGAAGCATATTACTATTGGAAAGATTGGAATAAGATTAGACCTTCTGATAAACCTTTAAGAATACCTGCATTTGGTACAAGCAAGGAAGCTATAGAAATATTATATGTTAAACCATATCGTTCAGGATATTATTACTATAGTCCTGTAGATTATCAAGGAGGTTTGCAATATGCAGAGCTTGAAGAAGAAGTATCTAATTTTCATTTAAACAACATCTTAAATGGTATGAGTCCATCAATGTTAATTAACTTTAATAATGGTACTCCTAATGCAGAGGAAAGAAGACTTATAGAACAAAGAATATACAACAAATTTAGTGGGTCAAGTAATGCAGGTAAGTTCATATTAGCTTTTAATGACAATGCAGAAAGTGCTGCAAGTATAGAACCTGTCCAACTTAGTGATGCACATAATCAGTATCAATTCTTGTCTGAAGAATCTACTAAAAAGATAATGGTAGCTCATAGGGTCGTTTCTCCGATGCTTTTAGGTATTAAAGATAACTCAGGGTTAGGAAACAACGCAGAGGAGCTTAAAACAGCTTCTACGCTTATGGACAATACTGTTATAAGACCTTTCCAACATCTTTTAATAGATGCTTTTGATAAAATATTAGCTTATAACAATATATCGCTTCATTTATACTTTAAGACTTTACAACCTTTAGAATTTACAGAATTAGATAATGTAGAGGATGAAGAAACTAAAGAAGAAGAAACAGGTGTTAAGTTAAGTGAAGATTTGACAGATGAAGAGTTTGATATTATTCTTGACGAACTTAGAGGAGAAACAATGTCTAATAGATGGGAAGAAGTAGATGCAAGAGAACATAAAGAAGATAATGAAAGTGAAGAAGAATGGGCTAGTAAATTAATTGAATCTAAAAAAGAGAATTTAGAAAAGAAAAGTATAGATTCTAAAAAATCAGGATTTAGTTATTTAGATAAATCTTTATACAAAGTAAGGTACAGATATAATGAGAAATATTCTTCAGGAAAGTCAAGACAATTCTGTAGAATTATGATGGGTAGAAGTAATAGAAAAGTAGTATATAGAATTGAAGATATAGACAAAGCTAGTAGAGCAGGAGTAAATAAGTCATTTGGACATAAAGGCAAATCATATGATTTATTTAAATATAAAGGAGGAGTTAACTGTGGACATTATTGGAGTGAAGTATTGTATAGACTAAAATCTAAGACAATGAAAAAATCAATACAAAACTACGATGAAGTAAATAGTATTCCTAAATCATATGCACCAACTCCTGCAGGACATAAAAAAGCAAAGATAGCTCCTAAAGATATGCCTAACGATGGACATCACCCAAATTTTAAATAAGATATGGCAACAGCATTATTCATAAAACCAATAGACATTAAAAGAAATACTATCATAGATGGTAATGTCGATGTAGATAAATTTATTCAGTTTATCAAAATAGCTCAACAGATTCACGTTAGGAATTATCTTGGAAGTGATTTATATAATAAGATCAGTAGTGATATTATAGCAGATACTTTAACAGGAGATTATCTAAGTTTAGTAAATACTTATATTCAACCTATGCTTATTCATTTTGCTATGGTAGATTATTTGCCATTTGCAGCTTACCAGGTAAAGAATGGAGGAGTATTTAAACACTCATCTGAAAATAGTGAAACAGTATCTAAGAATGAAGTAGATTATTTAGTAAATAAAGAAAGAGAGTTTGCAGAATACTATACAAGAAGATTTATAGATTATATGGCTAACAATCAAAATTTATTTCCTGAATATACAAGTAACACAAATGAGGATATAAATCCTGACAAAGATGCAACATTTAACGGATGGGTATTATAAAGAAGATTTACAAACCTAAAAAGGGGAACGTAAAAAAATTATTAACTTATTTAAAAAGCAATAATGGCTACATTAACAAGCACGAAAATAAAAAATACTTATGATGCGTTATTAAAGTCAATAGACAATGATGCAATAGGAACAACAGCAAAACAAATAACAGATGGACTTGGAAACGTTACTCCATTATACGTCTCAACAACACAAATAGGAATAGGTGTAACTCCAGAATCAGGATTAAACCTTCACGTCTTTGGAGATGCTAAAATAGGTAGCAATTTAACAGTCATTGGAAACCTAGTAGTTGAAGGAAGTACAACAACAGTAGGAACAGATACATTAACAGTAAAAGACCCTTTAATTGTACTAGCAAATAATAACACCTCTACAGACGCAGTTGACATAGGTTTTTATGGCAAATATACTCCTTCAGGTACTACACTATACTCAGGACTGTTTAGAGAAGCTCTAACAGGCAAATATAGATTGTTTAAAGGATTAGAAGACGAACCTACTACAACAGTAAACACAAGTGGAACAGGATATACTAAAGCAGATTTAGTTATAGGTGATTTAGAAGCTGAAAGAGGCACTTTTACAGACAGTATTTTTGTTTCTCCTAGTTTATATGTATCTGATGCTATTCTGCACACAGGAGATATAGATACTAAATTAGAGTTTTTAAGCGACCAAATTAAATTTAGTACAGGAGGTAGTTTTAGATTAAGTATAAATAATTCTTATAGTGAATTTTTTACAAATGTTAGATTTGAAGATGGTATAAAAGCACAATTTGGTGATAATCAAGATTTAGAGATATATCACAATGGTTCACACGCTTATTTAACAAATGATACAGGTAATTTTGAAATTACTACTACAAATAATTTAATATTACAAAATGCTTCATCAAACAAATGGATGATGACTAATCAAGGAGGAGGTGTATTATTGTATTATAATGGTGGGACTTCAAAACTAACCACAACTCCGACAGGAATTTCTATAAATGGTAGAATATCAGGATTGACTGACCCTACATTAGCACAAGATGCTGCAACTAAAGCATACGTTGATACTATATTTGCATCATCAGATACTTTAGCAGAAGTTTTATCTTTTGGAAATGAAACTTTAGGAAATAGTATTATTATAACTACTGAAGATGATGTATTTTTCAGGGATAATTCTATGGCTATTTTTGGAAATGCTAATGATTTAAGCATATACCACGATTCAAGCAATAGTCATATTAGAAATGCTACAGGAGATTTATTAATAAGTGCATTAGAAGCAGATAGCAATATAAAGTTTTATACTGATAATGGTACAGGAACAACTGTTTCAAATTTAGAAATAAGTGGTTCAACAGGTACAGTTTCATTAAAATATTATGGTTCACAAAAACTATACACTACAAGCACAGGTGTTAGTATAACAGGTAGAATATCTCAATTAACTGACCCAAGTGCAGCACAAGACGCTGCAACTAAAGCATACGTTGATTTACAAGTAGGTGCTAACAATGAACTATCAGAAGTGTTAGCTAATGGTAATACTACAGGAGGAACGGATATAGCAGTAAGTTCAGGAGACGATATAGCTTTTACAAGTACAAGTAAGGCTATTTTTAATACTGCTCTTGAAATTTCAGAAGACGGTTCTTCTGGAGGGGTTATAAAACACGATGGAACTGGAGGTTTAGTTTTAAAATCAGATGCAGTAAATATTAATGGTTTAGCAGGTGGTGTAGGATTACAATATGTTGAAGGTGGAGCTATTTCATTAAGATATAATAGTTCTTTAAAACTTGCAACAACAAGTACAGGAGCTAAAGTTACAGGGGATTTATATGTAACAGGAGCATTTTTAGATTCAAATAACTCATCAGGTACAGCAGACCAAGTATTAGTATCTACAGGTACAGGAACGGATTGGCAAGATTTATCAGATATTTCAGGAGTAGATGGAAGTGGTGCATCAGGACAAGTAGCGGTATGGAGTGATACAGATACAATTACAGGATATACAAGATTTAAAGTATATGATGCAGGAGGTCAAATACAAGTAACAGATGGTACTAGAGATATAAGAATTAATTCTGGATATGGTGGAAGTACTGCTATGATAGGCACTTCAAGTTCACACGATTTAGGTTTTATGACTGGTAACAGTCAAAGAGTTACTATCGATACATCAGGAAATGTAGGAATTGGGGACTCAACTCCTTCATACAAATTAGATATAAACGAAACAGGAACAAGCACCTATGTTATACACGCACAAAAAAGTGGTACTTCTTTAGGTGGTTTGTATGTTGATGGAAGTAGTAATGCAGAATTTTATTTAAAAGCAAGTGGTAATAGCACACAAGTTTTATTAAATACTGATGGCAATAGTTATCTTAACGGAGGAAACGTAGGAATTGGAACGACTTCGCCTGAAGCGATGTTAGATATTCACCATACGGATACAATGATTCGACTTACTGATTCTGATGGTACTAATCAATATGCACAATTTGGTCATAATAATGGAGATACAACATTTGTTTCTAGAAATAATACCTCACACGGTACTTATTCTTTTTATACACACGACGGTACTACTTTTGTTGAAAGAATGTCTATCCAGAGTGATGGCAACGTAGGTATTGGAACGACTTCGCCAAGTCAAGATTTAACTCTATATAGAGACTCAGGAGATACTAATTTTTTAATTTCATCTAATAACGGAGCTTCTCAAATATTTTTTGGTGATACTGAATCTGATAATATTGGAAAAATTGATTATGACCATTCAGATAATTCATTAAGTTTAGTTGTAAACGCAGCAGAAAGAATGCGTATTGATAGTTCAGGCAACGTCGGGATAGGTACTACTAATCCTAGTAGACCCCTTCACGTAAACGGAGGTGCCTTAAATTTTGTTGCTGAATTTCAAAGTACAGATGATAAAGCAAGTATTCTTATACAAGATGATGACACTTTAAATTATATACACTCACAAGATGGTTATTTATCTTTAGGTGGTCAAAATCAATTAAGCGATAGTAACTTGAACATAAACTCTAGTTCAGGAAACGTAGGTATTGGAACGACTAGTCCTACTAGGCTTTTACAGTTAAATTCTTCTGGGCAAACAGACTTGCACTTAACATCAACAAATCAAGGAGTAGGGGCTAGTGATGGTATGACAGTATTTCTTGATTCGTCTGGAACTGGAGGATTATGGCTTAGAGAAGCTCAATCATTAAGATTTGCTACAAATTCTTCTGAAAGAATGCGTATAGACAGTTCTGGAAACGTCGGAATTGGGACGACTAGTCCTAATGCTTTATTAGACGTATCAGCGACTAGTAATGCTACAATTAGACTTAGTTCTTCTTCTGCAAACCAGCAAGGTCAAGCTATTGGTAAAATTGATTTTTACAGTGCGGATACCTCAACTCCTGGTGCGGGAATAAAAAGTTCTATTACGACTTATGTGGAAAGTGAATCTAGTGCGGAGGGAGACGCTTCTTCAATGGCTTTTTCAACTTCTAACGGTGCGGTAAATAACGTTGAAAGAGTTAGGATTGATAAAAACGGCAACGTCGGAATTGGAACGACTAGTCCTCAAACAAAACTTGATATTAATTCAGGAACAGCTAATTCAGCATTAAGAGTTTTATCTACAGATAGATATACAGGAATTAAATTTGAAGACGCTACTAATAATGATACTTTATTTTATGATGGTCAAAGTGACTTAATGTATTTAAGTAGCACTAACTTTCGTGCTGTAGATATATACGCAACAGGAAACGTAGGAATCGGGACGGATAGTCCTGTAGCTATATCAGCAGGTGCGCCATCTCTAACACTAAATGGAACAAACACATCAGTAGGAGCGGGGTTAATATTCCAAGTAAATGGAACGACTAAGTCTTATCAATATGTAGAAGCAAATATATTAAGACACCAAGCTGTCGCGGGTGTGTCTCAAAGTTTTTGGACTGATGGTTCTGAGAAAATGCGTATAGACAGTTCAGGAAACGTTGGTATCGGAACGACTTCGCCTTCAGCTAAATTGGATTTAAGGGGTACTTTAAGAATAGATGGTGGTGGTAATTCATACATATATTCAGACCCTTCAGGTGTAAACTTTGAAACTACCGGAGCTAGATTTACAAGATTTTTAACAAATGGCACAGAAAGAATGCGTATAAACAGTAATGGTCAAGTTAATGTAAGTCAAAAACCAAACTCTGGTTTAACTTATGATGTATTAATAAACTTAGGGACTTCACCAGACGGACTTATTGGTTATCAAACTCAAAGCCAACTTGCCGCAAATTTAGCTGTTAACAGTAGTTCAAACTGGGTTAAATCTGGAAACGATATATATAATACTAATTCTGCAAACGTCGGGATCGGGACGACTTCGCCTTCTACATTAATATCTAATTCAAGTGTTAGAAATGCTGCTGCATCAGGATTGTCAACAAGTTTAAAAGGATTAAATATTGAAGTGCCAGCGGGAGGAAATTCTCAAGGCTATGTAGCTTCTTTTGCTAATACACAAACCGCATCAAATAATTATAATGCAGGAGTGTTAATTGAAGTTGGTTCAACAGACACTACCACAAGGTTATTATCAGTTGAAAGTGGTGGAACAAATAGATTAGAAGTAAGAGGAGATGGAAACGTAGGAATCGGAATTAATGACCCTCTTTCTAAATTACATATTTCTGGTCAAAGTGGTACAACTGGTTTACCTTCTTTATTATTATACGGAGAAAGCCCATCAACAGGACAAAGATATGGTTTTAATGTTAGTGCAGACCAATTAGATATATCTGCTTTAGGTACAAATGCAAGAATTGGATTTTTTACTGGTGGTAATGCAAGTTCTATAACAGAAAGAATGCGTATAGACAGTTCTGGAAACGTAGATATTACTTCAGGAGATTTAATTGTTCCAGAATATATTAAACACTCAGGAGATACAGATACTTCAATAAGATTTACAACTAATAGAATTGAATTTTACACAGCAAACAACGAAGTATTAGAATTAGAAGATGATGGTCAAGTAAATATAATTTCAGCAGGTACAAGTACAAATCCTTGTTTAACTATTGGAGATGATGTTAATACAGGTATTTGGAGACCTGCAAGTGATACTTTTGCAGTATCAACAGGAGGTAATGAAAGAATGCGTATAACATCTGAGGGGGATATTGGATTTAACACAACTTTTGCTGACCCAGATGCTGACTCTTTATTTATTGAAGCACAAGATAATTATGCTTTATATAGTGGTTCTGATGGAACTGCAACTTCTAATCATATGGTTTTTGGAAATGGAAATAGTTGGGTAGGTTCAATAACTACTAATGGTTCTGCAACCGCTTATAACACTTCTTCTGATTATAGATTAAAAGAAGATTTACAAGACTTTGAAGGTTTAGATATTGTTTCTAAAATACCTGTTTATGACTTTAAATGGAAAACAGATGAAAGCAGAAGTTATGGAGTTATGGCTCACGAACTGCAAGAAGTTTTACCTCAAGCAGTTTCAGGAGATAAAGATGCAGAAGAAATGCAAGGTGTTGATTATTCTAAAATAGTTCCTTTATTAGTTAAGTCAATACAAGAACTAAAAGCAGAAATAGAACAATTAAAAACTCAAATAAATAAATAAATATGGCAAATACTTACAATTGGAAAATAAACGCATTAGATGCTAAAATCCACGAAAACGACTTAGACAATGTAATCTATACGGTGCATTGGTCTTTTATAGGTCAAGATGATTCAGAAGAACCTGTATCAGCAAGTTCAATAGGTACACTAAGTGTAGAATACAATCCTGAAGACCCTTTTATTGCTTATGATGACTTAGTAAAGTCTGATGTAGTTGGATGGTTAGAAGCTGGACTTGATGTTGACAGTATGAAAGAAAACTTAGATAACCAAATAGAACTAAAAAAGAATCCTGTAGATGAAACATTAAGACCTGACTGGGATTAATTTAGTATATTTGTATATAACTATAAATTTAATAAAATGTCAAAAATTAGTAAAGAAGAATTAGAATCATTATTGGAATCAGAAAAGAAGTTTTCTGCAATCAAACACGACTTAGGTACTTTAGAAGTACAGAAGCACGGTCTGTTACACGCTTATGCACAAGTGCAAGAAGAAAGTAACAAAGTTAAAGAAGAACTAGAAAACAAGTATGGTAAAATCAATATCGACTTAAAAGACGGTTCTTACAAAGAGATTGTTGAAAAAGCTGAAGAAGTAAAAGAATAACGCTATGGATTTTGCAGATATGAAGATATACCTTATAAATTCAATAGCCTTTATGATTTCATTAACTGAGGTAGAGGTATGGTTAAAGATTGTACTTCTTATCTGCACGATAGTATATACTATTCAAAAAACAAAGAAATTAAGATGAGTGAATTAAGTGAAGACAGTAAGTTTGAGATTAGTATAAAAACACTTATTGCTATAGGGGTGGCATTATCTACCCTTATAGGAATGTGGTTTGCTTTACAAGCAGATATTGAGGAAGCTAAACAACTACCAGAACCAGAAATTAGTAGAACTGAGTACGATTTAAAAGACCAATTAATTAGAGAAACTATTATGAATACTGGAACTAAGGTAGAAGAAAACTCAAACGCTTTAAAGAAAATAGATGATAAGCTATTTGAAATAATAAGTAAATGAAAAATATATTATGTGCGATATGTGTATTGGTTGCGGGCTTTGTATATAGTCAAGACGTAACAGTTCTGCAAATAAATGCAGAATGGAATAAAAGAAATAATTACGATTTAAGTAATATTACTGGTGCTACAGTAAAGTTTAGTTATTTAAAAGACCAACCTAAAGACATACAGAAAAGTATTGTTGCTGTTCCTGTAATTGTTATTATGGATAAAAATGGTAGAGTTAGAATGCAATATATAGCAGACATATCATTGAAGATTAAAGTAGGTAATCTTGATATACAAAACAATGTAGATAGAATAAGTAAATTATGAATCGTATAAGCAAACACATAACCTACAAAGAAGCTACAAGAAGTGCTACAGCTCTTCGTTTAGGTATAGAAAATAAACCTAATGAGTATGAGCTTCAGAATATGGAATTAATTGCAGAGAAAGTGTTTGAACCACTTAGAGAAGCTGTTGGTGGTGCAATAAAAATTAACTCATTTTTTAGATGTGAAGAACTTAATAAAGCGATTGGTGGAAGTAGTAGAAGTCAACATTGTCAAGGTAGAGCTATTGATATTGATGATGTTTATGGTTACGTTTCTAATTCTTATATGTATTACTATATTAAAGATAACCTTGATTTTGACCAACTTATTTGGGAGTTTGGTACAGATACTGAACCTGATTGGGTACACGTTAGTTATGTAGATGGTGACTCTAATAGAAAAAGATGTTTATTGGCATACAGAGAAAATGGTAAAACTAAATATAAAGATATAAGCAATGTTTAAAATATTATCAAAACTATTTGGAAATGCTGGAGGTAATGTAGCAGAAAAGATTTCTGGCATAATAGACAAACATACTTTTAGCAAAGAAGAAAAGGCTAAGATGAATAAAGAAATGGAACAAGTTTTTATTGATGCTGAAGCTGACATCCAAAAGAATGTTACAGAAAGATGGAAAGTAGATATGGCTTCTGATAGTTGGCTAAGTAAGAATGTTAGACCGTTAGTTTTAATATTTCTTGTGGTGTCTACAGTTATTATGGTATTTATAGATGCAGGAGTTATATCATTTGAAGTTAAAGCTAATTGGATTGATCTGCTGCAACTAGTTCTTATAACAGTCATAGGAGCTTATTTTGGGGGTCGTAGTGCAGAGAAATTTAAAAAGTAATGGCAAAGCTAACCACAAGTAATTATCGTGCTTCTAAACGCACTAAAAGACCTGGAGTTCATTCTAAGAATGCTAGTAAGGGTCAAGTAAAATTTAAAAAGAAATATAGAGGTCAAGGCAGATAAATATTTTTTTATATATTTGTTCTTGCTTATAGCTAAACTTGCACAACCTAATAAAGATGGACGGTGCTTGGAACAGGTATAACTTTCTTTCTTTTTTACTAGGTTTTTTCTTTCTTTTTCTTTTTACTCTTTTTCTTTTTCTTTCTTTTTAATTATAAATTCATATCTTAGTGAATATGAGAAAGGTATCACGCAAAAGTCTTGTAAAGAAATTAGATGCAATATTCTCTGAATATATAAGGCTTAGAAAAGCTAATAAGCAAGGCATAGTAACTTGTTACACTTGTGGTAAGAAAGCATATTGGAAAGGTCAAGGAATGCAGAACGGACATTTTATGTCTAGAAAATCTTACTCAACAAGATGGGAAGAATTAAATTGTCAAGTACAATGCTATGCTTGTAATGTGATGAGATATGGTGAACAATACAAGTACGGATTAGAGCTTCAAAAAGAATATACTAAAGACTTACCAGAACAATTACTGATACAATCTAAACAGATAAAGAAGTTCTCAAATATAGATTTAGAGGATATGATAAATAAATACAAAAATTTAGTAGATAAAAGAAAAAAAGAATTATCTTTATGATCTGTTCTTTACAGGTACTATCATTTTGTTTTGGAAGGGGGAATTAATTTTCCTCCTTTTTTTTTGTATTTGTATTATTAACATTTTTTAATTATCTTGCATAAGTATTGCAATGAAGCAATATGTTAAAAACAATTATATGACCCATAAAGAAGATTTATTAAGGCTTTTAAAAGCTGAGGTAGAGCAATTAAGAAAGCACTACTTAGAGAGTGATGCTGTAATCAAGAAACTAGAAGATAGCATTAAGGACAAAGACAATTTGATAGAGTCTTTGGAACTTCAAATTAAACAACAAGAAGTTAGAAACGCACATTTAGAAATTAACATAGTAGACGAATATATAAGATGAAAAGTAAAATCACACACATAGAACCAAAAGGAACTTGGTCAAATACTTCTGGTACTTTTAATAAGTATCAAGTATCATTAGCAAATGGAAACTCTTATAGCTTTTTAGCTAAAGGAGAATTTAAAAAGAAAGTAGGAGAAGAAATAGAATATCAAATAACTAACGAACAGTACAATACTGCAAAGTTAGTATATCCTAAAACTCAGACTTCAAATACTCAAACATATAGTAAACCTCTTGATACTCATAATAGTATATTAAGACAAGTGGCATTTAAAGGAGCTATAGAACTTGCTTCTTCTGGCAAGATAAACATTGAGGAGATAGAAGAATTTACAAAAACATTTAATCAAATATTAAAATAATAATTATGGAAATTACTGGAAGAATTAAGAAAATTAATGATGTAAAAACATTTGGAGCTAAAGGCTTTAGAATTAGAAGTATGTGGCTTGTTACAAATGATAAATATCCACAAACAATCTCTGTAGAGTTTACTCAAGATAAAGTAAATCTATTAGATAACTTCACAGAAGGTTCTTTTGTTAGAACTGCAATTAACCTTAGGGGTAGAGAGTGGGAGAATCCTAAGACTAATGAAGTGAAAGTTTTCAATACTATTGAAGGTTGGAAGTTAGAAGATGATGTAGAGCAGGTGAGTGCTACACAACAAAGTCCTGATAGAGATAACGACTTACCATTTTAATGACTGCAGAAGAAAGAAAAAAGACTCCTGTTTATTCAGGGGTCTTAAATTATTTTCCTGATGCTATTTTAGAAGTGGCTAAAGTTTCTTATATTGGTAATCAGCAACACCATCCTGATTTACCTTTGCATTGGGATAGAAATAAAAGTACAGATGAATTAGATGCTTTAAGTAGACATCTTATTGAAGCTGGTAAAATAGATACAGATGGTGTAAGACATTCTGCTAAAGTAGCTTGGAGAGCTTTAGCTAACTTACAAAAGGAAATAGAAAACGATTAAGATGCTAATAAACTTTGACCAACAGATTGATAAACTACAACAAATCAGGTCAGGTAAAATAGTAGAAGGTTTAGGATTAGGATTCCCAGAAATAGATGAATACTTTAGATTTAAACAAGGCAACTTCTTAGTATGTCTTGGACACGCCAATGTAGGTAAGACTACTGTGATCTTATATATGATGTTATTGTATTCTATAAAGCATAAGATTAGATGGCTAGTGTTTTCTAGTGAGAATGAAGCTCATAGTATTATAAGAAAACTTATAGAGTTTTTATCTGCTAAGCCAATAAACAAAATATCAGAAGAAGAATTTGAAAAGCATAAAAAATTTGTATATCATCATTTTAAAATAATAGATGCAAATGAATTGCACACTTATAAAACTCTTTTAGAATTAGCTACAAGTATTAAGAAGGCTTGGAACTATCACGGATTTCTTATTGACCCTTATAATTCTTTGATGAAAGATAGAGAGATGTTAAAAGGTATTAACTCTCACGATTACGATTATGAAGCAACTTCTGAGATACGATTATTTTGTAAAAAACATAATGTAGCAGTATGGTTAAACACACACGCAGCTACAGACGCTTTAAGAAAAAAACACGGTAACTCTGATGAATATGCAGGACATCCTATTCCTCCTATGGCTAGTGATGTGGAAGGTGGAGGTAAGTTTGTAAATAGAAGTGATGAATTTATTTGTATTCATAGATACACACAACACCCAACAGATTGGATGTATAACCATATTCACGTTAGAAAGGTTAAAGATATTGATACAGGTGGAAGACCTACTCCAATGTCTGAACCTATCAAACTTAAATCAATACTTAATAATGTAGGATTTCAATTAAATGGAAATCATATAATAACTCCTGCTTTAACTAAACAAATTAATTTACCGTTTTGAAAACTCCTGTAGAATTAGCATATGAGAAACATAACCAATGGGTAGAGATAGTACAAACCTTTGGAGGATTGAATGCAGAAGAATGTGAGGACTTGGTACAAACTATGTATATACTACTAATAAAGAATACACAAAAAGGAGTTGACTATATGTATAAAGATGAAATTAATTATTACTATGTCTTCAAACTTCTTAGAGGATTGTATGTAGATTTAATTAGAAAGAAAAGTAAAGTAAAACTGATTAGCTTAGAAAACATAGAACCTGTGACAGAAATAGATCACAACAATTATGATGAGGTTTATGATAAGCTCCAGGATATTTTAAAAGATATGTACTGGTACGATAGAAAAGTATTTGAAATAGTAGAAGATGGCACTAACATAAGTGAACTTTCCAGAAAAAGTAAAATAAGTTATTACAGCTTGTATAATACTTATAAGAAAGTAAAACAGAAACTAAAAGATAATTTATGAATTATAGGAAGTTCTATGAAAAATATTACAATATGAAAGTTCCTGAAAACTGGGAAATTCATCATATTGATGCTAATAGAAAAAATAATGATATTACAAATTTAATAATGATGCCTAAAAAACTACATAGTGCATTACATAATTATGTAGGATTACTTCAAAAAAAACATATAGAAAAAATCATAGAATGGTATAAAAAAATCAAATACCCAATGAGTAATGTATATTTAGGTTACAAATTAAAAAAGGAAGTTGATAAATTAGATATATGTAATAAATTAAAAGAAAAAAATAAAAAATATATTAGTAATAAAAATAAAATTTATGATAATTATCTTATTAAACATAGATTAAAAAAAAAGATACCTGATTGGACGCCTAAAAAAAATTTAATGAATCTAAATAATTTATTACCGTATAAAACAAAAGATGAAATATATAATAAATTGAACATATACTATGAAACTAGGAAACTTAATTGAATTAATTACAACATACACAGGAATAAAATACTTAGTAGAAACTTATCACGCTTTTAAAGGAACTAAGTGTGACTGTGATAAAAGAAAAGATGCTTTAAATAAATTTAAAATAGACAGAAATGGAATTACAAAAGTTTAGTCAAGAGGACTATGATAAATGGACAGAGTTTAAATCTGCTAATGGTAAAAGCATAAACAGACCAGAACAAGAACTTATTGCTAAACTACATTCCATCTATCATAAGCATAGCTATTATCTTCCTTGCACTTGTACACCTAAAACATATATAGCGTGGATTAAACAACTAAATGACATTTACGCTAATGGGACTAAGTAAAATACATCTATACGAACAAGCAGTAGTTAAGATATTAAATTTAGATACTTGGGACTTAAAATGGGCAGGTAATGGATTTGAGCATTATGATGCTATAGGTAAGACTCCTAAAGGTCACGACTGTGTTATAGAAATGAAGTTTCGAAATAAATACTATAAAGAAAAAATGTTAGAGGTTTATAAGTATGAACAACTAATAAGTATGGATTCCGAAATAGTAAAGCTCTACTTTGTATCTGACCCAAAAGGAAACTATTTGTATTGGTTAAACTACTTAGAGATGCCAGAACCTATAGAGATGTATTGTCCTGACACTACTATGTGGACTAAGAAACGATTACTAAAACCTGTATATCTTCTTACAGAAGAACAAGCTAGTATTGTAAATATAGATAATTAAATTTTGTTAATAACTTATAAAGAGTTATATTAGCCTGTATAAATTAAAAACAAAATTATGAAACATAACCACAATGCTTTTGAAAATCAAATATTCAATCATTTCAGAGAAAAAGTAAAAGCAATAAATGATGCAATAGAATTATTAATAGAGCATAATTATAAAATTATTGATTTAGAAAATCAAATTATAGATAAGGATAATATCCATAATATAGAAAAGAGATTTAGTTTTGATTATAAAAGAACACCTAAAAGAACTTATGAAAAAACAAAGACAATACAGGAGTAATCAAGGTAGAAGTCCTGAAAAAGAACAACAGATAATGAATGTTATCAAGGTAGGATTCATAGGATTAATTATAACTATTATAAGTTGTATAATACTTAACTAATGACAGTATTCCAAAATCAAGTCTATGAAGCTAACTTTAATTATATAGGTCAAGCTCTTGTAAAAGCATACGATACTAAAAAAGCAAATAATGAATCTACTAAACAATTAGGTAATCTTATTAAATCTGTAAATGAGATGCATATGTTTGTAGTAGGACTTAGAAACGAATTACAAGTATTAGACTTTAAAATAAAGTTAGCAGAGTCAGATAAGCTAAGAGCTATAGAAAGAGCAAGAAAATCAGAAAAACTATTAAAATGATACAACTACTAGACGGTAAGAACTATGAACACAAAGAACTATTATCTAAGATGGATGATGATTCTTTTTATTATGGAGAACTAAACAAACTAGCTTTAAGTAGTTCTTCACTTAAATTACTATTATCAAGTCCTAAGACTTATAAGCACGTTACTAAGTATGGTAATCCTGAAACACAACCATTAAGAGATGGATGGTTATTTCATACAGCTATATTAGAACCTCACGTTTTCAATGCACAGATATTTGTAGATGTAGCAAGTAAAAACACTAAGGCATTTAAATTAGCTAAAGAAGAACACGGTAGAGTATTTACAATGTCAGAAAAGAATAAAGCTGAGAAGTTAGCAGATGCATTCTTCAGAAATGAACACGCACTTAGAATGATTACAGACTGTGAGTTTGAAGTTCCTGCAATAGGGAATGTATGTGGTTATCCATTTAGAGGTAAAGCAGATGTTCTTGGAAAAGATAGAATAGTAGATTTAAAAACTACAACAGACATAAAAGGTTTTCCTTATGCTGCTAAGAAATATGGATATGATGTTCAATGTTATTTGTACTGTTCTCTCTTTGATGTGGGATATGAGCAATTCAAATTTTTGGTAATGGACAAGGGAAGTTTAGATTTAGGTATATGGGACTGTTCAGAAGAATTTTATTTAGAAGGTAAAAGAAAAGTAGAAAAGGCAGTAGATATATTTGAAACCTTCTTTGTTAATGGAGCTGCATTAGATGATTACATATTGACAGGTACGCTTTGAAAGAACTAATACAAGACATAGACATCATAATAGATGCTATAGATATGGGAGATAGTGAAGATGCAATAAAAATGCTCCAGGAGATACAAAGAGAATTAAAAATTAAATTATTATTACTATGATGACAATGAAAAAAAGAGCTTATGATGTAGCAACTCAGGTTAGTAACCTTGCAGAGTTAAATCCATTTAACAATACAAGACAAAGAGAATATGTAGAAGCAAGAGCTTTGATCTGCTTAATACTAAATAAGTATCTTGGCATAGGATTAACAAGAATAGCTAACTTCTTCAAAGAGAATAAAAAGGATATGCACCACGCAACTGTTCTTCATTTAGTTAGAAGTTTTGATAACTACAAGTTCTACAACAAGAACCTAGACAAGTGGTTAGATATAGTGGTTAACGATATTGATGATGTGGGAAATGAAAACAAAAGAATCTTAATTAAACATCGTATTAAATATCTTACTAATAAAGACATAGATGAATTAGCTCTCTATACAGAGGATATGTATAATAAAGTTTTACAAAAAGAAGAAAGTATTTAAAAATTTAATTTATTTTTCGATATATAGATATGCAACATTTGATTAATCATTTTATTTCAACATATGGGACACGGAGGTAAAAGACCTGGTTCTGGGAGAAAACCTAAGTCTGAAGAAATAGAACTTATAGAAAAGTTAAAGCCTTTAGAAGATTTAGCCTTTGCAGCTTTAAAAGAAGGCTTAGAAAAAAAAGACTTTAAGTTTGTTCAACTTTATATGAATTATAGATTTGGTAAACCTAAAGAAACAAAGGATATAACTATAAACGAAGATATACCTTTATTCATTGATTGATGTTTACAAAAACAGAAGCAGTAATAAAACTTAGAGAATTAGGTAGTAGAATAAGAATAGTAAGAGGTGGTTCTTCTGCAGGTAAGACTGTAGCTATTCTTATGATACTTATAGACTATGCTATTAAAAACAATAACAAAGAAATTAGTGTAGTAGCAGAATCAGTCCCACACTTGCGTAGAGGAGCTTTAAAGGACTTTCTTAATATACTTAAGGCAACCAATAGGTACGATGAGAGAAAGTTCAACAAATCAACTCTAAAGTACCAATTCAGTACAGGTTCTTATATAGAGTTCTTCTCCACAGACCAACCTGATAAATTAAGAGGAGCAAGAAGAACAGACTTATTTATTAATGAGTGTAATAACATTCCTTCCTTTGAAGTGTATCAACAACTTGCAGTAAGAACATCAGGAACGGTGTGGTTAGATTACAATCCAAGTAACATCTTCTGGGTAGATAAAGAACTAATAGGACAAGAAGATACTGACTTCCTCACATTAACCTATAAAGACAATGACAGCTTACCTAATTCGATAGTAAAAGAAATAGAGAAAGCAAAAGATAAAGCTAAGACCTCAACCTATTGGGCTAATT